ATGGCCTCGAAAAGCGCGGACAGATCGGCGCGGCGGCGCTCGACGCGCGCGGCCTCGATTTGCGCCTCAAGCTCGGCGATGCGAGCCTTGAGGGAGTCGACTTCATTCATGTTTTGTTTCTCCTTTGGGGTGGCAGATGCTGCGGCTGAAAAGGCTTGCGCCTGGGTGTTCGGGTCAGCCCCAACCGGAACAAATGACACCTCCCGAACGGTGGCGTCTTCGAAGATGGCGGACACATCCATTTCCCGACCGTTTACCGTGGTCGGCTCGGAGACCTCGCGCACGTTGGCTTGCATCCCGACCGAAAGCTGAACAGGGAAGCCCTCAGCGAACAGCGCGGCGACCTTGGTTCCTGCATCGGTTGCTTGCGAAAGCTCTCCTTCGACGGATAGGAACGGCAGCCCGTCAGAGCCAGTGGCTTTGAAGATTCGGCCCTTGCCCGCGATGCCGTCGATTCTCTGGTCGTGGTCGATCAGGATCGGCAGCTCTTCGCCTTGATCGTTCTTTAGCGAATCAAGGTCAATCGCTACGTCTCCAAGCCATCCGTAGCTCGGAATGACGCCGCCTGAATACGCTACGCCTGAGAATCGGCGCGGCGATCCAGCGACCGGAGTTGCGGCGAAGGTAAGCGCAATTGGCTTGTTTTTCATGCTCCCGATGATGGGAGCGCACGCCTACGATTGCGGCGGGATCAGGTTCCCGCGCCATCTTCGCCGGCGAGTAGCTTGCGGATGAGCGCAATGACTATCTCGACCGCCGCGATTTGCATTCCGGCATTGAGCGCGGTGCTTGTCATGGATTCCTGAAGCGCTCCGATCTTTTGTTCGGAGACGGTTTCGAGCGTGTCAGACCACACCGTAGGCTTAGCGCCCCACCCCGGGTCTGCCACGCCTTCAGCGGGCGGGTTTTGCGTCACGCCCCCGCGCCCGCGCGCTTGGTCGGCGGACAGCGAGCGCAGGGTGCATCGGCATCGAAACCCGAGCGGAGGCGAATGTGTGTCCCAAAACGGGTCATCAACCGGTCGAATCGTGCCGTCGAGCGCCAAATGAGACGGGCGCGTTCGGCTGTCGTTGATGGCGTCGTACATCAGGAATGGCCGCGTGGCCTTCGTTTCCTCGAAGCTACGCCAGTGCCCTGCGTTGTAGGCCGTCTGCACCGCGTTTCGGAAGATCGTTTCAATGCGGTGATCCGGCAGCGACCAATCCTGGCTCTCGGCCCATTTCTGGAACTCTTGCAGCGTTCCTCCATCGGCCACATGGCGCGCGAGTTCATCTGCAACGCGCTGGATTTGGTCAATCTTTGACAGGCCAGAGACGGTGAAGGCTTGTGTGCGCTTTTCGGCTTCGAGCGCGTAGAACACATCCGGCAGCGTGACGTTCTGGCTGCGCAGATCGGCAATGATCTTCGACGCCGGGTCGTCGAGTGGAACCTTCACAGCCATATCAGTTCTTCATCCCTCTTGCGGCGCGGCCTGCGGCGGCGCACGCTGTCATATCCAAATCCAAACGTCCCGCCAGGCCAAGGCTGCGCTTTGTCCGTCATCAAATGATCGGCAGCCGAACCAGTTGGCATCCCGGAGTAAGCAACAAGCGCGGCCCCTGCTGTCGACCCGCTGCCGATCATGAGCAGCAGAGCGCCCGCAGCCAAATCGCTGCCAGCCAGTTTCCGCAGTCGCTCGCCAGCGGTAGTCATGGCAGGCTCCGCGCCCATACCGCATGCACGGCGCGGGCGATCTCTGCTGCGGACAACATGCCAGCGCCTGGCGTGTATACGGGCGGCGAGTCTGGCAGCGGCAGCGTCTGCGCCCACACGGCAGCGGCCAGTGCATCGATGGCGGCGAGCGATAGCGACGGGCTGTTTGACGCGCCTTCAGCCATGCACGATGCTTCGGCGAGAGTTGCCGCGCCCTGCGCCTGGATAGCAAGCATCCCACCGAAGGCGCAGATGGCGTCCCCAAGCTTCCCGGAGGTCATCTGCGCGGTCAAAGCCAAGGCGGCCTCGCCTGCCGAGATTGCATCGTCGAGCGTCGCAGCGCCTTGCGCGCTGATTTGCAGCCTGCCAACGCCTGCCATGCTGGCGTCCGCGAGCGTCAGCGACGCCTGAGCGCAGATCGGTAGGATTCCAGTGGACGTCAGCGCTGCGCCTGATAGCGTCGCTGCCATCTGCCCTCGCACGGCAAGTGCGCCGGTAGCATAGAGCGTTGCGGCATCTAGCACGCTTGCGTCCTGCGCGCCGATGGCGAGCTTTCCGGCCCCGCCCGCTGTGGCGTCGGAAAGCGTCACATACGCCTGCGAGCGAATGGCGAGCGATCCCGTGGCTGCTGAGGTGGCGGCTGCAAGCGCGGAGGCCACTTGACCATTGATGGCAAGCGCTCCTGATGCCGACAGAGTGGCGCTGGCCAGCGCAGTCGTGCCTTGGCCACGGATCAACAGCATACCCGTAGCGGTAGCAGCAGCCTGCTCCAGCGTGACGGCAAGAGCGCCATTGATGCCTGCCGACCCCAACGATCCCGATGCCGACAGCAGCGCCGCATCAAGCGTTGCCGACACCTGTGCCTGGAGTGCTAGCGCAGCGCTACCGGACGCGGTCAGGGTGGCAAGCGTTGCGCTCGCGCTTCCTTTGATCGCCAGGCCGCCAGTTGCAGATACCGATGCCGCGCCTAGGGTTACCGCGAGCGAGCCATTGACCGGGGCTCCAAATATCCACGCACCCCAAACATTGGACTCGGTTCTATCCTGGTCGGCCCAGGCAATGCGCGCATAGGTCTGCGCGGCGCTGCGTTTGATATACCGCGCATTGAGCCAGCCGTTGATCTGCGCGGCAGCGGTCATGAATTACCCTTGCGAGTACACCACGTGCCCGCTGGTGGCACTCGTTGCAGTGCCAGACGGAACGAACAGCAGGAAGGGGACGCTGCCGTCATACATGCGCGGCATTCCAGATGTGATCGCGTCGATGGCTGCTGGCACGTTCGATGACGTGATTTCAAGCCGCGCGATCTCGCGGTAGGCTACCAGCGATGCGGCCCCCGAAGTCCAGGTTGCAGAGAGCGTGAAGCTCTGCACCGATTGCACTCCGGTATCGCCAGCGGCCAGGCCCATAGGGTAGAACGCCCCGACAGCGGACGATGCGACGCCGGTCAGAATGCCAGTCCCTGTCTGACCAGCCGTTCCGGCCTGGTTGGTGTAGCTCATGGTGAATACGGGCGTGCCTGATCCGGTCGCCGTCGTGACCTCAAGGCCGATCAGAACCTGATTCCCGCTGATTGCACCGTTGGCATCGCGCGCGGGCCACGCCACCGAGTTGATGGTCTGCGCGGTAGTTGCGGTCAGGTTCAGTCCCGAGTTGTGCCAGAGCCGGTCGCACAAGATTAGCGTGCCCGTACCAGTGGCCTGCGCCTGGAAACGCGCCAGATAGATGTTCTTGCCAGAGACTGCAGCAGGGAAAGGTATTTGACCAGCGTAGCTTGTGAGCGCAGCTCCAGACATACCAGGAGTCGGCGCAACAGCTGCCCCGGGCGCACCTGCAAGGTAGAACAGTGAGTGCGGGCGGCCAGCAACCAGCGTAGGCGTGGCGGCCTTGACGATGGACGCGGGCGGTTGCATCCCCGCAAGCAGTTGGTCGAGCGTGGTGATTGCCATGATCGATTAGGCGTTACCGTCGGTCAGGGTGAAGCTGGTCACGGTGAAGCTCTGACCAACGGCGAAGTTCACGTTGTCGACTTGCAGGTCGCCACCACCTCCCGTCGCCGTAACCGTACCTTGCAGGTGGCAGGTGGTTCCGTCGCTGGAATAGATGCGGAAGTGCCCAGCAGTGCCTGACGCATCTGCACTGGTGTCCTGCCACGTTCCGGACATGCTCTTGCTGCCGGATGCGGCGGCGGCCATCCAGTCCGAGGGCAGATTGATCGTGGCGAGAGCGGTGCCAGAGTCTGCCGTGGCACACGATGCCGGGGCTGCACCTGTGCGGATTTTAAGGATGGCGGACGCTCCGATGGCGGTCTCGATGGCGTCTAGGCGGGCGTTGCGGACGGGAACAGAAAACTGGATAGCCATGATTGGTTACTCCTTCGGTTGGTCGGTTTCGTAGGTCGTGATGGTGCGGGTGACTTCGAGGGTGTTCAGATCGCGCTCGACGGTCTGAACGGCGCGGTTCGGGTGCGCTACCACCACCTGAGCAGGCGGCACTTCGGCGGTGAAGCTGACATCTGGAGCTGCGACCTGCACATTGACAACCGGAGGCTCGATGTTGACGATCGGCGCTGGCGCGGCCTCCATGCGCACGACCGGCGCTTGTTGCTCCGGAATGTTGATCGTGATTGGCGCTGTGAGGTTTACCGTCGGAGCGGATGCGGCCTCTGCGCTCTTTTGCGCTTTTCCGCCTGCATGCAGATACCCCATCACATCGGCGGCGAACAGTGCGCGCTCGAATACTTGCCCGAACTTCGAGGAATCCGCATCACGCATGGCGATTGCAAGGCGTTCGTACAGGTCACCAACGCTATCAGCGCCCATGATTGCGGACTTGATCGCGGCGGAATCGATCGGGCTTGCCACAGACGGTAGGATGCGTTCAATCTCATCCTCGATGGCCTGCTGCCCGGCGGTGAAGCGCGGGCGGTCTGGCTTGTTCGGGGCGTCTGCTGTGGCAAACGTTGCCGCCATGCCAGCGCCTACCGATTTATCTGGTGTGACGCCAGATACTACGCCAACGTCTGCAATTTCCGCCGCCTGATCCGGCGTGAGTTCGTTGAAGTCATCCGGCTCGAAGCCGTATTTCTCCTCAAGATACCGGCGCGTGAACTGGAGCATCCCGGATCGGACAAGGATTTCATCGCGCTTCGCCCGATCCATCTGCAAGCCAGCCTCATCCTCCATGACGAAGCGCGGCGCTGGCAATGCGTTGAGCGCGGCCAAGGTGTCAAGCACCCGCTGCACCGAGTCCGTGAGCAGCCGAATATCTGCACGGCGCTTTTCCTGGCGGATTTCGTCATGCACCTCGCCCAATGCGCGGTTGCCACTGCCCCCGTCTGTTCCGCTGGTGAGCGTCTGCCCAAGGATCAGGCGTTGTATTCGCCGTGTGCAGGCAATCTCGAACTCGGTGAACTTGTTTGGGCTGTTGCCTGGTGTATCTACCGAGACGATTTCTTCATCTCGGTCGAGCGCCGCCACCGGCCCGCTGGAGAGGCTGCGCAGCATCTCCACCATCGCCTGCTTGTCTGAGAGCGTGCGCCCAACGAGCAGTGGAACGGCGGCCTGCTCCAAGAACTTCGCCCAAAAGCGCCAGCCGTGGGTGCGGAAATACCACGGCCAATAGGCCTTTGCCAGCAGCGCCTCGCCCATCGGCTTGCGCAAGCTGCCCTGGTGCACGATGGCGAAGAACTTTCGTGGATCGGTGGGTGTTTGGTCGTTTCGCCAAAGTAGCGTTCCGTCAGGCCGCAGCATGAACCATTCGAATGGGCATTCGATGATGCTTCCAATGGCGATCCTCCCTCCCCCGGCGTCCGCGTATACCACCTCGAACACGCTGTAGCCATACGGAACCGCGCCCCAAGCTGCCGACATGATGGCGGGAATCGCTCCCGCCGCCGCATCCTCAAAGAACTTGCGCGCGCGCGATTGGTCATGCTCGATGCGCCAAGGCGTGTTGAGCGCGGCATCGCGGCGCGTATCGATGGCAGCAGATACCTCATCATCGTCCGCGATCCTCCGAAGCTTGGTGCGGTCGATCCCGAGCTGCGCTAGGATTTCATCGGCGTCCCCGAGCCATCCGAATCGTGCCAATGCCCGCTCGATGGAGACGGCTGAGGTGTATGCAGTCGGTGGTTGTACCATGATGCTCGATGATGTTTCCTGCCGAGCCGTCATACGTTCGGAACTAAGTCCGGCGCATCGTCGTCAAAAAGCGGGAGCGTGCTGCATGCGGCTGAGAATCGCTTTTCGAGCAGCTTGCGCGCGCCGCGCTCGGTGTATCCGCTCGGGCGCGTGAGTGCTTTCGCAACCTCAGACCAGCTTTTTCCCTGAGCGCGCATCTCAGCTGCGCGGCGGCGGTTGTGCTCGGTGTGCAGTCGCTGGCTACTGGCGACGTAGATCCGCTCGCCTTGGAAGTAGTCGCAAAGCCTCGCCGCGTCATGTTCTCCGATGGCCTGCACCAGCGCCTCCCACGTCCGTCCTTGGTGACGGACAGGAACGCGGATTTCTCGGCCATTGAAGGCCAGCGCCAGGCGTGCGGCTGCGCCGTGCCCAAGCAAATCGACAATCTCCGGCATCATCAGAACGTCCTCCCACCAGCAGCAACAGGCCGGGTTGCCGCCATTCCGATCGCAGAAAAGGCGTGGCTGAGTGCGTCCACGGCATCGTCATGTTCGCACTCAGGAAACGAGAGCAATTCGTCGCGGAACCAAGCGGGCACACCTGAAGGGTCGTGCCGCATCATTCGCTGCTCATAGCGCGTGAGCACCGGAAGGAACCGCGTCACCTTGTCCTTGTCGGGCCTGATGCCGCGCACCGGAAGGGTTGTCGTGCGCGTCAGTTCCTGCACCACGGCGGCCTGGTACTGCGTCTGCTCGACCGCGATCACGCGTGGGCTGTGGCGCGCTGCGGCGGCCTTGATGCGCTGGAGTACCTCATGAAACCCGCACCGATGCCGCTCGGCTTCCTTGATGTACACGATGCCGGTGTCTGGGTCGCGAGCCAGAGCAACAATGGCGGTGTAGTCAGCTCCGGCTCGCTCGCTGATGGCGAGGTCAACGCCAAGAACCACGGGCAATCCTGGTGGGCAATGTGCATCTGCCAGCATCTCTGGCTTCACCAGTCCGCCGCCGAAGGTGACGAACTCGGCCAAGTATTCCTGGCGAAACACCAGGTCTGGAAGCTCGCGGCGCTTTTGCTCGATCTCAGCCGGGTCGATATGCGGGTTCGCGCTTGTCGGCATGTGGAAGCTCGCCCATCCATCGAACGAAGAATCTCCACCACGCTTGAACAGCTCATAGAAGTAGTTCATTCCGTTCGGCGTGCTGATAAACCATGCATCGCCTCCGTAATCCGTCAGCG